CGGAGAAGATAACCGTTCATCCTTCCGTAAAAACATCTCAAATGCCTTACTATATGCCCGGTACTCATCGACGTTGATCTCCATCGCATTCACTCGGTCATAAGTGGCGCCCTTATCTGATTTATCCCGAACAACCAGACAATGGATCAGGAACTGCTTTGCTTCCGCGTGCGCCTTGGCGATTGCCTCTTCAGTTGCATTAGGATCAGACTTAGGAGTCCTTTTCAGTGCCACCTCAATGGCATCCATCCGCTCTGTAAGAGCTTTCTTCTCTGCCGCAATCTGCTCGGTAGCCTTTTTGTCCAGTTCATCCTGACGAGTGGATATGTCCTCAGACCATTTGGTGATCTGCTCCGTTATCAAGGCATCAACTTTGCCTTTACTCTGATCCACCACATCCTTCAGTGCCTCAAACCCCTGACGCAATTCAGTATAATTGGCCTTGGTATTATCTCCTAACGCCTTAATTTCTTTCTGAACTGCCTCAACTACACCTGGCTCGTGAGCCGGAGGGGTCGTTTTGCCCTCTCCTTCTTTAACTTCCCATGCCATAACAATTCTCCTTTATGTATTTATCTGTTGTAAACTGTTGAGAATATCCTTCAACCCAGAATCTGGCTGAATAATATCCGAATTAACTTCCTTTAGACTATTCAGAATACCCAATAGCCCTTCCTCACTGACATTGCCCCTTGAATCCCTCAAGGTATGTTTACACAAGCTGATTATGTGCTGGGCATCTGCCTTAGAAAAGTGACCTGAATCCCTCAAGGCATTCTCTAATTCACGCTCAGTTTTAGCCTGCTGTAAAAGCTGTTTTATTCCCGTTACATTCGCACCTAAATTAGCTGGGAATGTGACGAGACTGATTTCCCAAAGATCAACTTCCTTTAAATATCGTATATTCTTTTCTTCATTCCGTTCATATGTAACAGGATCATAGCCAATGGACAAACCTCTAATTGCTTTCTTTTTAAGTAGATGATATGCCTTATCCCCGGATGGAATCTCTCGAATTAATTGGCCCACAACCCTCAATCCCTTTTTATCCTCAACTAACTCTTCCCAGATTCCAATGGGATCACGGGAATCATGCTGATACAATAGAGCAATGCCGGTTCCATTCCGCCCGCCGCGCTCTATAGTTTTCTTGAACGCACCTGGCAAAACCACATCTCTATATGAATCGGGTTCTCCACCAAATGTGGAGCCATATCCCCGAAATAATCCGGACTCTTCTATTTCATCAGCTTTAACTGCAAATGGAACGTCTAAATAAGTTTTGTCCATTCTTTTAATCCCCCTTCGTTCTGCATTATCCTATTTTCTCTTTTCTCTTGGCAAATAACATGCGGGCAACTTTCTAAAATCAGCCATTGACATCTCATTTAATTTTAATAATTCATCCAACTCTTTCCCAGTTGGTAAATCATAACTTTGCTTTGCCCAATCAGAATTTAATAAATCTGCATCTATTTGTGTCACCATCATTTTTTAGTCCTTTTAAATATTTCTTTCATAACATCTCCAGAACTTGAAAATATTTCATACCAATCGTCTTCACCCCCCGACAACATACTGCCTAAAAATGATTCGCCGCCACTTCTTTGTGCTCCAAGAACGACATACTCAAATTCCTCTTTACATCCAAATCCAGTTACAGGACAAGATAATATTCTATTTGCCGGTACTTCTCCAAACAATAAAGAGGATGCCTCAACCTCTTCCCCCAACGGTGCTAAACTAAACTCCACAGCCGCGTCTCCAAAATCAGCACTAAAACTTGACATTGGTTGTAATTTCACTTTTGTTTTTGTCATTTTATTTACAACTGTTGAAGGAGGAATCCCTATATTACCTCTATATCCTCTTACAACTCTAACAGTTGCTAATCCTTTACTCATTAAATACTCTTGGGTATCTTCATACATCAATCTAAGAAATTGTCTTGCTGATTTACCATGTACTTTCAATAATTTCTTTGCCTCTTTTATGGTCACCTTTTCCCACCAAATTGAGGTCCCCTTCAATCCAAATTCCTCTTTTGCAGCCAATTGCAGCATTACACTTCTTGAATTTGTATCTCCACTTGTTAATGCCCATTGATTAACAAGCTTCTCCACTGCCATACGATAGTATAACTCATCTATTCTGCTTACTGATTCCGGTATTTCACAAACAAATCTAACAAACCCATCCATTTCATCAGATTTTAAAACAAACAATTTCTTACCTAACTTTTTTTCAACCTCTGATTTTAATTGTTCTGAAGTACCTGAAGGAGAAGCTACAAATTTTGATTTGTCAAAATGATCAGCTATATCATGCGAAGAACCAACAGGGGAACCAGGAATGATTTCTCCAAACACCACATCTTCCGGCACATATGGCTTCAGTTTATCCATTCTCTTAACTGTATGGTAGAGCAAAACACATCTGCATAAAACAGTCTGAGCAGGCCCGCCCGCTGGATCACCAGGATATTTCATCGGCATCCCACCGACTATAAATACTCCATTTTCCGGGACCCTCTGTCCATCAGCAACAACATGATCTGGCCGAGTGCGCTTATCCAAAGACGCAGACCATTCCTTTTCCATCTCAATTCGTGTGCTTTTAATTGCCGTATCTACACTATGGACTGCGGCAGTATGTGTCTCGGTTATTGCTATTGTCTTTGCCCTCTGTAATGTTGAAATCCTTCCTGTACTTCGAATCCTGGAAGCTATTTGTCTATGTGATTCCCCTTCCTGCATCCCTTTTTGAATAACTGATGCAAGTAATTTCTTTGACGTATTCTGTATTTTGGTAACTTTCATTGCCGTCTGGGATGGAATCCATCTATTTAATTCGGCCCAGAATTCGTCCAACGGCGCCTTAACTTCCTCAGGAAACGCAATACCTTTACTGCTATCAATAATTTTGTATGCTTTTTTTCCAAATACAGTAGCAGTACGTCGATAATGCAACGCAACTTTTGTCGCCAATCTATCCCTTTCCATATCGACCGCATGATACGCCCCATCCAATACCCCTTGCTGAACCAATCTGGCACAGTTCATATATTGCCGATTCAATATAGGCTTTAATTCCCGTATATTTGTTGTCTCTAATCTCCGCATCAACCTTGCCATCTCAGCAACATATAACTGCCTTGCCCGCTTGTTCGTTATATTGATCACGCTTCAAAACTGCCATTCTTTGTTTTACAATATGCTTTTGCCGCTACTTGAGTCCATATTTTCTTCTTGAATCTCAGCGCCTGGACTTCTGATTTTCCATCCTTAATACCAAAGATATAATCCACACATTTTCCATCTACCTTACGATAACAATTTACTCTGGCAAACCGTTCATACTTATCCGGGGACTGCAACCGGCATGAGAACTCAGTCGGGTAAGGCTTGCTTTCTTCAAACTCATCACCTTTTTCTTCCCCACAAGGCAACCCGAACATCTCATCTATTTCTTCATCTGTGTATCCCTGCTCTAACAAATTCATCCGTGCCCGTGCTTCCTCTTCCTCTTCAGTCTCTTCCGTAATTTCCTCTTTCACTTCTGATCCAGATGCACCTGCCATTGAAAGCGGGATCATCGATGCCGGAACAAGAATTACATCTCCGTTCTTGGTAGGCGGAAGCCCTACCATTTCCCGTTTCTCATTAATTTCTAAAAAGTCACTTTTCTCGGCCCGCTCCCATAACTTATCCCGTTTGGTTGCCAGTGCCGGGATATCATCCAGACAATAATCAATTGATAAATCGCTATCCTCATCAAATAACCAATTGTTCAATTCATCCCGAAGATAATTAAGATAAAAGAAAACCGTGTTTTCCCAAAAATATAACCGCGCCTCCATTCTATTATTAAATGTCGCATCCTGAATGCCTAAAAGCTCAGGTGGAACCCCGTATCCCATGGCAATCTTACGCATGAGCCGAACATCGCCTTCATTAAAATCTAAATCTTTAGGATTCCATCCCCACGGCTCAGCTTTCGTCCCTGATTCACCGGATATAATCAAATTCTTACCGGCATTGGCTGGCCCGGAGTGCTGTTCAGCAAGATGCTGTTCCAACTTATCCATATACTCCTCGCCGACGGAACCGATCAATGTAAATACCATTCCCGGGCGTCCATGATGATCCAAGATCGATTTATTCCATTCTGTTGCGGAATTACTCGTATCAATTTCTCTTGCCGCTGACTCAGTAGCAGACGCCCCCCACCAATCATCT